TCACTTAGAATTTTTAGTCTCAATTGGCGGCTTGTCGAGAGTGGGTGACACCTTAGTTTTACGATCATAAATCAGTACCTGGCTTTCTGTTTTATGTCCGCTGAACAGTTGTTTATCCCGGCTGCTTCCTTCGTAATCAGAGATACCTTTCGCCTTCAGATCGTGGAACGTACAGTCTAGAACGTACCCCAGTTTTACAGAAGCCTTATGCCTTGCCTCCTCCCATCGGTGGCTGAATCCTCTTTTACTGAACCCGCTACCATGTGAACCCATCAGGACGAATGCTCCTGGATTGCCGGAATTAGAGAATGTTTTTGCGAGTTCGAAAGCCTGTTTAAGCCGGTCTGTCCACTGTTTGATCTGGCTAACATTGTTTTTACCCTGCTGAATGAAGATTCCTTCCGGCGTTACCTGTCGCCACTGCATGCCGAGTACATCAGCCAGGCGGGCAGCGCAAAGATAGGCTATTTCCATTGCTGTACGAACGACATCATCCGCCTCCTTATAGATGGCCTCGTATTCCGCGTCGGTAATGTACCTCCCGCGGGCGACAGCTTTAAATTTACTGACGCCCTGGCAAGGATTCCTTTTAACCATACCCCGCTCAAAACCCCATCTGAAAACACGAGACATGCTACTCATTTCATGATTTGCCTGTGTTTTACTTTGCAAGCCTCGCCTATCCATAAACATCCTGATATCTTCAGTTTTAATTTTATCTGCCGTAATCTTCCCAAATACAGCAAGTAGCTTTTTCTGGTGTTGCAGATAATCTTTCTGCGTCCTTGGTTTCAATTCAAGATAATAGGCACTCTTAAGAAATAACCCCCATAATTTACTGAATGTCATTACGTTGGCCTGTTCGTCAATTAATGCCTCATATCTTGCCCATAACTGAGATAAGGGCATTGATACGGGGCCAATTGTGATGCATTCTTTTGAGGTTGGTTTGTAATAGTAACTGTACTTATTTGAATAAACGCGGGGAGGAAGTTTGTTATCCTCCTGGTTTTTTCTTTTTCTTCCCATAATTTAAATAGCATCAAAGTTTGGTTTTTCTTCTTCGTCAGCAACTATTTTTCTGTCTCCGAATAGTGCTGCATTCACATGTGTCCATGTCACGCGAGGCCGGCCGTCCCGACGTTTAACAAACGAAATACCGGATTTAGCTAAAGCCGAGCACTGCTTAGAAGGAAATCGGTATCCGGTCAATTCTATCAGTTCATCGTCGGTCAGGAGATCGTTTTCTCTGGTCATGGTCTTTCCTCATAAGCCGGGCTATTGCGTTGTCAGCTGTATCACAAGCGATATGGATATCGGACTGGGTCAGAGTCCTTTTTCTAACGCTGGCTGATAGCCTGCCAATTTTGATATCGAATTCAGAAAGTAAAACTACACCTGGTTGCCAACGTAGCATTGTGATCTCCGGTTTATTGGTAGATCACAATGCTAGCGGTAGTGATGGGCTATTTCTGATTATGCTTAATCAGGTTTTGTTTCGGTTGGAATGCACCATCCTCACGCGTTATCTTGATATTGCGGGGGAAGTGCATACCGAGTTCACACCGGGCCAACGCTTCGATAATTGCGTTAGTCCCATCTGGTAACACGATATGAACCGCATCACCTTTTTTCAGAGATAGTCTCAGCATATCAGCGCACCTGCAGTGAACGTTCGCCAATCTCAAGGTGAGCGCCCGGCACTGGATTTAACAGTTCTTCCGGTATCTCTCCGCCATCAGCAGTAATCTGTGCAGCCGCCGCCTGCGAGGATTCGATAGCCTCTTTGATTGCCTTTTTATCTGGCGTAACCACGGTCTCAACGGTTACCAAATCATCCGGGAGTAAATCAACGTTATCGATCACCACATTGATTGCACCTTTACGGGCGGTGAAGGTGTTCTTTGCAGTTTTAACGGTATCCTGCCCCGCGGCCAGCAGGCACTGAAGAACATAATTCTTCAGGTTGGTGATCTTACCTTCGAATGATTTTTTACGGGCGGCCAGGCGTTTGGCTTCTTCGTCGCAGGTTTTCGCCAGACCTTCAAGGTTGCGAACATGGACGAATACCGCGTCGAGTTTGTCGCCGAGCTGCAGCTCGAGCCCCTCCATTGTATCGGCGATCATTTCAGCTGACAGACCAGAACCGTCTTCATTTTCCAGAAGCGCCTGGAGTTTAGACATATCAGCAGCAATAGCAATTGCAGTTGTGGAAGTCATTATGCTTTCTCCTCGGCTTTATTCAGTTCTTTGAGACGACCATCTTTAATGGCAATCAGGCGGCGCAGGCGGCCAGAAAGATAGCGTTCATGTTGCTTGTCGCCGTTGGCCTGTGCGGCCTTAATGTGAACATCGATTTCACGTGCGATAGGGGAGAACACGCCGTTTATTTCGTTCACTGTTACGCCATGTGCCAGTGTATTGGCGACGCGGGTTAGTTTGTCGTCGAACTCCTGACGCAACCGCGCTGCATCTTCGGCGGTTTCGCTGGCATTCTTGAGGTCAAACTCTGCTTTGTTTTTCTGGCGATATTCTGGATTGTCATAGAGGCCCATAAAGATATCGCCGCTGAATCCGAGGCCGGATAACGCCTTTTTGGTGGCGTCAGTTAGTGATTTTTTAGTAGCTTCGCCGTCGCAGATAGGGCCGTATTTACTTCCGTAAATGTAGGGAGTGCAGCCGTAGGCGTATTCTTCACCACGAACACCGTTTACCAGGTACCACAGCCTAATTTTTATCACATGGTGTTTTTCAGTGAGGAAACCACCATTACCATCAGGGAGCAGTTCCCATGTATTATTACCGTCAGCTCCTTTTACTGTACGTGTAATAGGTGCGCCATTATCAAAGCGTTCTTCCAGAATATCGACGCCCCAACCGCTCCCTTTCAAGCCAAACTCACGCGTTGCTACCATCGTTAAGTACGTGCCATTGATCGAGGTGCCTCCGCCGTTCTGCGTAAAGGCTTTAGTAAACCGTTCATCAGTTTTGAAAACTCGTTTCCATAGCTCCAGATTGTCACGTTCTGTCCCCTGCATTTCGTTAATGCTCTGGACGACTTCGGAAGCTTTCGGCAGGTTCTCTTCTCGGTTAATTCGTTCAACAAGCTGATCAACGTCCTGAACGATAGTTTTTACTTTTGCACTCAACTTCTCTTCTGGCTCTGCTCCTTCACCAGAGGCATATACGCCATAGCCCATATCGTTGAGCGTCTCACGCGCCTGTTTGGCCTGGGTATCGGTTACAATCGGCGGCGGCACTTCCTCTTTTTTGACCACGTTTGAGGCGGTATTTTGCTCCGATGTCGGTTGTCTTTGTGATGAGCCTTCGTCTTCTTCAAAGCGGCCGTTAGCTTCAAGCCATGAAGTAATATGGCGGCGCAGACTTTCCGGAAAATGGTAAGTATCTTTCGCCGGAACGTTCTGCACTACGCCGAAAATGCTGGCACGGTCATATTTGAGTATGTTCGGTGTGACATGCAGTGATGCAGACCAACGTTTAAAATCCTCACGATCGTCTGCAATGATTTTCTCCGCGTCGCGAAGGTTGCCTGATAATACTGGCGCGTCGGGAGAGATAGGGAGCAGCGCAACAGCGATCTCCTGATCCAGTGTTGCATAGGTATGTTTATAACCACGCTTTGGCGCGATTTTAACGTTGTTATCAGTGCTGGGGGTATAATTTTGGCCTGGTACCATTTCTTCGCGTTTACCTGGATTTTCAAGCCAGCGTTTTACAAATTGAGAAATAGCCGCTTTACCCGGCATCTGGTTTTCAAAATGGGAGAAGATGCCATGGATCAGATTGTTCAGACCTTCCACGTGCATATGTTTCACTGGTTCGTTATTGTGCAGGGCGCAAAGCACATTGAAATTAAAACGGTCATCCTCTTCTAGGGATTCGTCGTGGTTATCCAGATCATCAAGATAATCTACAACCTGCGAATAGAGCTGGCCGTTTATCTCTAATTTGCTGAAGAGTAATACAGCAGCAAAACGCTCCCTGGGGGATACCGTCATCAGATCGATAACTTCATCGCCTGCCGGCAACTCGGTCGCGCCGTCATCCTCGCTGTTAGCCACCCATTTTTCACCGTCAAAGGTGTTTTTCTGGGCGAACTGCTCATCGAACTGGCCGACTGCCGGCACTGGCTGGCCTTCAATGTGTTCCCACAGCTTAGGTTTGAAATAGTTGTCTCCGTTCGCCGGGTAAGACTCCCAGAGTTTTCCGGTCATAATACTTTCAGCGACTTTCTTGTTAGGTGCTTCGACGGCGATCGCCAGCTGCACGGCGCCGCAGTCCTTAATAGCCGATTTTTTTGGCTCAAATAAGCCGTTGTAGATGGTCATTGGTCTTTCCTCTTGGTTGCAGGCGCAGGTCAGGCGCCGGATTTAGCTAGACGGATAGCAACATTAATCCCGGCTTTTTTCTGCTTGAATGCCGGGAATTTCCCCTTTTCAGCATTGGCGTAAACGGTGCCGGTGGTAGGGTAGAACTCGACACGACGAACACCGCCGATAATGGTGATATGCATCGTTCCTGAACCAAAGTCGCTATTATTTTCGTGCTCAAATACTGATAAGCCAGCATCAATTATTTTTTCGATGAATGGGTTATTTGTCATAGGAACCTCAAAAAGGTACGTCGCTTTCTTCGATCGGAGAGTGGTCGATGCACAGCAGTTGCTGGATCTGGTCTTCAATAACATTTAGCTGCATATCTGCTTCAACTGAGATTTGTTCTTTCCTTGCGCGCAAGGCATTAACCTGCATCCCGATGATGTCGATAGGCTCTAACGGTGGAATGGGAATCTCCAGCGTTTTGGTCGAAACGAGAACGTATATACCGGGAAACTTCTGTGACATGTCACAAGTCGATGCATGATAAGAGGTTGGTAAAAAAGGATTAGTTGTTGCCAGAACGTAGATTGTTACTGGGATGGTAAGCGCTTCCATAGCGACTCCTTGTTGATGTATACTCAGAGCCGATCAGTGTTGATTCTGTCGGCATTGGTCTTTCCTCGCTACGGGGTTGGTCCCCTGTAGCATTCCGGGCGGTTTGGTCACTGTCCCGGGTAAATTAGCCCACTTCGGTGGGCTTTTTTACGCCTGCTGGTTGCCGGTCTTTCCTGGCAGTCAGGGCTGGTCAGGCCCGTTGGTCATTGGTCTTTCCCCCGGTCTTTCCCGTCGTCAGAGCTGGTCATGCTCACTGGTCTTTCCTCGCCACTTCCCTCTCTTGGAGGGCTTCAGTTTTCACTGAAGGGTCACAAAACCGTGCTGTTAAAAAAATTGCCCGCCGCAAAGCGGGCAAAGACTACACACAGCAGTTTTCCTCTGGTACCACGCTGGCTACGTGATTCTTTACAACTGGGAGCGCACTCCGCCTTTTGATTTAACAACATCGCCATAACTGATAAAAATGAAGTGCGCTCTCATGTTGTATCCCGGACTCTTCCCGGGAGTCACACCGTACCGCCACGATGGTGAATCGCCTGTCGTGCCTGGACACCTGGCTTGCACATTCCGGCTACCCGCTGGGCCATGTACCAAGGAACCCCCGGACCGCTTCGACGCATGTGCCATACGCCGGTTGCAGTCTTTCCCGCATGTCATCGTACTTTCGGCGACCCGAAGAATTCGCGCCCGTCTTTCCGGGCTGTCAGAACTGTTTCTGAACAACTGCCGCGTGGTTAGTGCGTCGTTGATGTGTTGTAATTTAGGTAAATCTAACAATATCGTCAATGATAAAATTAGAAAAAGCGAACAATATAGACGTAAAAAATCACATCTATATGATTATGAAGGAGTTATTTTTGTTTGCGAGCTTGCAGCAACTCTTCAAATAAACGATTGAAACCGTCCACTTTTTCGCGAAGTTCCTTTAAATGCCGCTCTTTTTCAGACTCAGGGAGTGAGGAAAAGAGTTTTAAAAGCTCCGCTTCACGTTCATCTAACGGTTTTGGGGTGTCTACCGGAGTTCCCGGGGTGGCAGCTTCGTCGCCGTAAAGTATCCACGTAGGGCTGCATTGAAGTGCGTTACTTAACGAGAATAGGTTTTTCCCGCCAGGCTCACTATCACCGGTTTCCCACTGAGAAATAGTGACGTGCGCGACGTTAACCAGCTTCGCTAAAGCGCGCTGAGTTAGTTTGAGATCTTTTCTACGCGCTCTGATGCGCTCACCTGGCATTGTCATAGTTAGATAATTCTAAATTTCCTTGACTTCGTTATCTCGAACACCTAATTTGTTAGAAAAATCTAACAGGAGGGTGTTTCATGTTAACAACTGATGCAATCAAATATTTTGGTAGTAAGAAAAAACTGGCTGAGGCCGCTGGCGTAAAAGCTCCAACTGTCTACGCGTGGGGGCGTTTGGTTCCTGAAGGTAAAGCAGCTCGTTTATCTCTGATGACTGATGGGGAACTTGTTTATGACCCGAAGGCTTACCAACTGTCAGCCAAATCAGCTTAACCATTGGCGTCATCGAAATCTGATTACGCTTAATCAATTTTCAGCGACAGGAGACGCGAAGTGGAAAACATCGAGGAACTGAAGCGAGAGATATTCAGCTGGGCGGCAGAAAGTGGGCAGGAGCTGGTTGCCATCGAGATAAGCCGTATGTGGTTTCGTCTCGGTGGTAACACCGGCGTGCTGAAACTGCACCAGATTGAAGACGCAGATGGAAAAGCAGACTGGCGAGCCATCAACAACAACCGCCAGCAGATTTTTCGCTGGCTGCGTGGAGAAACTAAAGCGGCCAGAACCAAAACCCAAGCGCTGGCCAAGGCGATGGAAGCGGCACTGCCGGCGGAACGTTACGCACGCCTGGACATGTCAACACAGTATTTGATCTGTGTTGCCATACGCGAGTTTGCGGCGGCCATTATCGCGTTATTGCTCGAAGCCAGAGACGGCCCGCAGCAAGTTGCGAAGGCATTGCAAGCTATGAGAGAAACACAGCGCCTGACCAGCGTTTAACCTGTACCGAGGAAAGACCAATGAGAACACAAGACCGCATCACCTGGCGGAACGGGTTTCGCCGGAACGGGGTGCAAGTCCCGATGGAAGATATCGAATCGATTTTCGAGGAACGCCGCGCTGCTGCGCTGACGATCTGGGAACGCTACGAGCTGCGAAAGGCAGAACTGCAGGAATTAGGTCTGACCCAGAAAGAATATGAAATAGCCTGCCGCCAGTTGGCCGATACGCTGGGGATCTGACTATGAGTATGACACTTATGGCCAAAGCAATGGCCATCAAAACCGGTAACCCGATACGAAAACTAGTGCTGATCAAACTGGCGGATAACGCCAATGATTCCGGCGAATGCTGGCCGTCTTATAAGCATATTGCCGATCACTGCGAATGCAGCAAAAGCGCAGTTCGTGATCATATCGATGCATTAATTTCTATGGGTCTGCTGGTCAAAGAAAACCGCCCGGGGGTAAAAAACGGAAAGGGAAACGCATCGAATCTGTATTGTATGAATCTCGATAACCCTATGCCGCCAAAAAGCATAGCCCCTATGCCGCCAGAAAGCACAGGTATGCCGCCAAAAAGCATAGCCCCTATGCCGTGTGGCGGCACCAGAACCAGTCACTCTTTTGAACCAGTCATAGAACCTAAAGATCCCCCTAACCCCCAAACGGGGGAAAGCGGCGAGCGTATTTTTTCTGATGCTCAAAAAGCGCTTGAGTTTTACAACGAAAAAACCGGTACCCGCTGCCGTGACCTTAAGCCGTTTGTGATGATGCTGACGCCGACCACTACCCGGGACGGGTATACCCTGGCAGAAATCCAACTGGTGATCCGCTGGGTGTTAGCCACATGGCGCCGCCGCGGCGATGGATTACCAAAGCCGGCGAACATCTGCCGAGTTAAACGGTTCGATGGCTATCTCGCTGACGCCGAGGCTTGGGCCGTGTTGGAAGCTGAGATCGACCCGGAAGCCGTCATGAGCGGCTACAACGAAATTTTTGCTGATACGTTGCCGGCGGCAGAGCTGGATGATGATCGCCGCCGGATGATTACCAGACTGGCCGCCCACATGAAAAACAAAACTACGGGCGCATTCCTGGGCTACTTCGAAAAATTCCGCGCTGACGCGTCAGATTTTTATTTCGGCGCCAACGGTGGCTGGCGCGCCAGTTTTGACTACCTGATGAAACCAGAAACGTTACGTAATACCCGGGAAGGCTCGCTATGACTCCGCAGGAACTGGAAGCTTGTGTGCTGGCCGGCCTGCTGAATGGCGGCGCCAGCCCGGACGCATTCGACGTGATCGCCTCTACGCCTGAAGAATCTTTCAGCATCGGGTTTCACCGTCGCGCGTTCTCCGAAATTAAAAAACAGGCGCTGGCGAACGGCCTGATCGACATGCTGTTTATCAGCGAAGCGCTGGGCGGTAGCAGCCTGGCAGATTTATCAGAAATTACGCGCATGCCGGCCACGGTACCGAACCTGAAAGGGTATGCCGGGAAAATGGTTAAGGCATGGCGCAGCCGCCGCATGGCCGAGCTACTACAGCAGGGTGCCGACGGCATCCGACAGGCCAATAACCAGGAGCAGCGCGATCAGGTTGTCGAAAGTGCGGTGGCGCAGCTGCTGGACATGACCGGCGATACTGGCGACGTGCAGCCGGTTCACATCAGCGATTTGCTGCCAACCTACATGGAAACGGTACAGAAACGCATGGACGGCGAAGCCGGCACCCGAAACCTGAAGACTGGCATCGACGAACTGGATGATGCCACCGGTGGCATTAACCTGCAGGATTTGATTGTTGTCGCTGGCCGCCCGGGCATGGGTAAAACAGAGTTTGCGCTGAAGATTGTCGATGGTGTTACCGCTGCCGGTGGCGGGGCGCTGATATTCAGTATGGAAATGGCCGCTGCGCAAATCGTAGAACGCTCTCTGGCGGGCTCTGGCAACATGTCGGTGTCACGCCTGCGTAATCCCCTCGATATGCAGGACGAGGACTGGGCGCGCTTTACAGCGGCCATGGAGACCATGAACGGACGCGATATCTGGATTGTTGACGCTACCGATCTGACGATTGAGCAAATCCGCGCCGTTGCCGAGACGCATAAGCGCCGTTATCCGCATCTGGCGATGATCGTTGTTGATTACCTCGGCCTGATTAAAAAGCCGAAGGCAGAGCGTAACGATCTGGCGATCGCCCACATTTCCCGAAACCTTAAAACTATGGCTATGCGCCTGCATACGCCGACGTTTGCACTCAGCCAGCTTTCGCGCGCGGTGGATTCCCGCCCGGCAGGCCAGCGCCGCCCGGTTATGTCAGACCTCCGTGATTCCGGTTCTATCGAGCAGGACGCCGACAGCATCATGTTCCTGTACCGCGATGAAGTCTACAACCCTGAAAGCCCGGCGGCGGGGATCGCCGAAATCATCCTGGGGAAAAGTCGATTCAGTGCTGCTGGTGCCGTTATCTATCAGGAGTTTAAAAACGGTCACTTCCTGCACGTTGATCAGCATGTCGGCAAAGAGAAAACACGCATTCAACTGGAGGCAGCAAAACCACGAAAACAACCGCGTAGATATTCAGAGAAGTACAACACCGATGCATTTTAACTGCGCCTGACCAGCGCTATAAAACCGAGGAAAGACCTATGACCACGAATTTAAATTACCCAAAACCAGTAAATCCAGATGATGGCTGTAACTGGATCCCCGTGATTCTGTGGCGCATGAACGCCGGCGCCCGGGCGCGTAGCCGTTCTGTGTTCGTCGCTGCTCCACGGCCAGAACCAGTTCCGGGGATTACCCCGAAAAAGCCGGTAAAACGTGAAACTGCTGCGCCCGCTGTATCTGGCCGCCGTCGTAAAACACATACCGGTACCGTGATTTATTACAAGGGTGAAAAAACTGTACGGCTCAGCGAGGGTGCTACCGTCTGGTCAGCTGGACCTAATGAGCATTTCGATAAAAAAACTGGCCAGCGTGTCGGCAGCATTGGCCGGCATCGCCTACTGCTGGAGAGTATTAAACCTCTGAATAGCACCATCGATGAAGTTTCCGCTCATCAGCTGGTTGCGCTGATGAAGGGTAAAACACTGTCGTATCAGAACATTCTTTCAGCCATCAAAAAACATCATCCTGATGCTGAGATCACCTTACGTGATCTGCAAAAACGTATCTCGACGATGCTCGCATCGAATCACGTCGGAATTATTCGGCATGACGACATGCCAGTGCCGCATTTCACACTGACCAGCGTGGATCCCCGCTATTACGCCAACTCAGAAAAAACGAGGGCATGAGGCATGGCCGGGCAATCAGATTATCTGCCGCCCGGCTTACCGCGCAATCGCGCCAAATGGCCGCAGGAGTGCCAGATCAAAGAGCACTACGACATGCGGGCTGCGGCACTCATACGTCAGCTGTTCGAGAAGAAAGTTACTCGTCAGTTCATCGTTGAGTCGATTGCAGCGACGCCGGAAAGCTACCGGGAATTTTTCAAAGCGAGATTAAATTTTTGGCGGGAGAAGAGAGCATGAAACAGTTTCTAAACATCGGTTTGATGGGAGTTCAAAAAAATGGCTAAAAACTCGATCGACGCGTATGGCGCCAGCGGCAAAACCAACGTTCTGATGTTCGAGCCGGAAAAGCTGCACCTGGTCACCGATAAGACGCACCCACTTTACGATGAGCGTGTACACCTGCCGATCGAGGAAGGGATGGTACTGAACATTGCGGAGCTGGGTGTACTGGAGCCGATCATCGTCTGGAAAGATCCTGAAACGGGGCTCACCTGCGTAGTTGTTGGCCGTCAGCGAGTTAAACATACCCTGGAGGCAAATAAACTACGTCTGAAAGAAGGCAAAGATCCACTGCTTGTTCCCGGAGTCGTTAAGCGCGGATCAGCAAATCAGATGGCTAAATACATGGTCAGCGAAAACGAAATTCGCCGACCTGATACACCGCTTGGCCGGGCTAAAAAAATGTCAGACGCGCTCGACCGCGGGCTCGATGAGGACGACATTGCGGTGTTGTTTGGCTGCAGCGTTCAGACCGTTCGAGCAACGCTCTCACTCCTCGAGGCTACTCAGGCCGTCAGGGAAGCGGTAGAGGCTGGCACAGTTACCGTTACCCAGGCGCGTCAGTTGGCATTGCTTAAACCCGAGGAGCAGCGGGAGAAGGTCTCTGAAATCGAAGCGGCAACTGCTGGCACAACCGGCCATGAAAAAGCCCGGCGTCAGCGCCAGATTCTCGGCGAAGCGAAGCCGCGCCTGAAAACCCGCAAAGAAATCACTAAAGCCCTGGAATCTGCCGAGGGTGAGTATGCAAGCGCACTCCGCTGGGTGCTTGGGGAGGCTCAATGAACTTTGAACCTGAAAATTACAGCCGGCACGCTCTGCTCTGGTTCGCAGCTGTAATCGACATTGCCGGTTGGGTCGCTGTTATCGTCGTGACCTGGGGGATCTGCAAACTGATTGAGTGGTGGACGGTATGAACGAAAAATACACCCTGATTTATGCAGATCCGCCCTGGACCTACCGCGACAAAGCCAAAGATGGAGAACGTGGCGCAGGGCATAAATACCAGACAATGACTGTGCTCGATATCTGCCGTCTCCCGGTCTGGGAGCTTGCCGCTGAAAATTGCCTGCTGGCTATGTGGTGGGTACCGACTCAGCCGCTGGAGGCGTTGCGAGTAGTCGAGGCGTGGGGCTTCCGTCTGATGACCATGAAAGGCTTTACGTGGAACAAATGCTACAGCCGGCAGACCGACAAACTGGCTCTTGGAATGGGCCATATGACCAGGGCGAACAGTGAGGATTGCCTTTTCGCTGTGCAGGGGAAATTGCCCGCCCGGCTGGATGCCGGGATCGTTCAGTCATTCACCGCCCGCGTCTGGAGCATTCGCGCAAACCGGATATCGTGCGAGAAAAGCTGGTGCAGTTGCTGGGCGATGTACCGCGCATTGAGTTATTCGCCCGCCAGTCATCGCATGGTTTCGATGTGTGGGGAAATCAGTGTGAGTCTCCAGCGGTGTCACTGCTGCCGGGCATTGCCGAATATATCGGAGAGGTTGCTTAACCATGAAAAATACTATTCAGGATTTAATGAATCACCAGTTCGCCATGCTGGAAACCGTCACCGATCCCAATATCAAAGGCGACCTGCTTCAGGAAGAGTTATCGAGGGCAAAGGCGGTAGTTGAGATCGTCGGGGTAATGGTCGGTACTTATCGCGTCGCCCTCGACGCTCAGAAGGCTATTTATGACGGTACCGCAGGCAATGTGCCTAAGATTATGGGGATCGAAAAATGATAGAGAAATACGCTCCAGCCCAAGAGTTGTTTATCAAGCAGCACATTAAAAGCTCCACTGCGCGGGAATTAACTGAAATGTTTAACGCTCAATTTGGTACAAATAAGAGCGTGGGCGCTATCCGTATTTGGTGCAAATCTCATGGGTTAGGAAAGCAGTTTTTAATTGAGCCGCGCTATACCGATGAGCAGCTGACGTTCATTTATGCCAATAGAAATCTAACGAATGTTGAACTTACAGAGAGGTTTAACAGGCGATTCGGTACCGATAAAAAACCTGACAATATCAAGGATGTAAAGATAGCTCGCGGATGGACTCGCGAACCTAAAGGCCGGAAACGCATTCTTCCCCAGTACATCACTGTTAATAAAGAGAAAATCAGACTCGATGTATACGTATATGAATGCGTACATGGAAAATTACCGACCGGTTATTCGGTTATACATCTGGATAATGATCTTAATAATAACAATATCGATAATCTGCGCGCTGCCCCTAAAGAAATTCGCCGCCTGTTTTCTGGCGCGGGCTACTCTAAAATGCCGCAGGTGCTTGCTCCGGCGCTATATGCACAAGTTATGCTCCGCCATGCAATCAAACGATTGTCCAGCTAACTGGGGTGGTTAATGGCTAAATCATCCGCAGAACGTAAAGCCGCGCAGAGGGCGCGGCAATCTGCCGCCGGCAACCGGAAAATTGAGCTGGTTCTCGATGCGCAGGAACTGGACATGCTGGCGCGTAACTGCGCCGCCCGGCGACCTGGTCGTGATCCGTACGAAATGGCGGAGTACATAGCGCTGCTGATCCGCCTGGATGATGCTCGGCTTAGTGGCCACATCAAATCAATCAGCAAACGCCTGTGTGGAAAGTGCGGTGAGTCGCTGCCGATCACCTCGTGCCCGTGCGTTGGTGATTCGCAATGCTGGGTAACGCGAGGTTGGCACGAAACCAAACTGTCAGCATAGCGAACAACCATACCAGATAAAACAGAGCCGTCATAAATGGCGGTTTTCTTTTGAATTCAATCGGGTATTTTGATGTTTATTGTTGATTTTTAACGATTAGTGCTCTTAAAAATTTGCGCTCACTGTCAGTTGGTAGTATATATACTGTAAATTTATACAGTATTTGTTGAGGGAGAGGTAGTGGTTGATAAGAAAGACGCAGGAGACCTTCTCCCCGACGATGGCGATGTACTGATAACGTGTGAAAATGGGAAGATCAAGAAGACCAGAATAGTCCACTCTGATGAGCATGTGGCGACACTTAACGCGTTGTTTGAGTTAGCTAAATTGACTGGTTACACCATTATCAAACCAGACGGTACTATGCTATAATTACCCTGTTGGCCTGAACACCCAACACAATGTAATTCTGAACAATTGCTGCGCTAAAGGGGAACCCAATGGCGCAGTATTCATTTATCAAATCAGCAGGCGATGTATTAATCCCTGCATCTCCAGACGCCCGCGAGTTTGTGAAGAAAATTCGCCTGGGGGCAGTCCTTTACTCTGATTTTAAGCAGGCAAGAAACCCGGCATTTCACCGCAAATTTTTTGCCCTCCTGAATCTGGGATTTGATTACTGGCAACCTTCTGGCGGTGCAATATCGCCAGCCGATAAAAAACTGGTTCGTGGTTACGTGCAGCTGGTGGCCCACTATGCCGGGCATGGCGACACATTGCAGGAACTGGCGGATCAATACCTTCGCGATGAGGCGGAAAAACGCGCCGGGAATATCAGCGCTGTTAAATCATTCGAGGCGTTTCGTGCTTGGGTAACCATCGAAGCTGGTTTTTATAACGAATATCAGATGCCTGATGGCACCATCCGCAAAGAGCCAAAGTCCATATCGTTCGCCAAAATGGACGACCTTGAATTCTCCCAGCTTTATAAGTCAGTCCTCGACGTCCTCTGGAACTTCATTCTGTTCCGCACATTCCCAACGCAGCAGGCCGCAGAAAACGCAGCCTCTCAGCTTTTCAGTTATGCGGCCTGAGGTCACCACCATGACTAAAGACGATAAAGACTGGCTGTCAGACGTAGCCGAATTGGGTTGCATTGTCTGTCGCAATCTCGGTTTCGGTTCCACTCCGGCAGAAATTCACCACATCCGAACCGGTCAGGGCGCTGGCCAGCGCGCAAATCACAAAAGAACCTTGCCTCTTTGCCCTGCACATCACCGCACTGGCGGTTTTGGCGTGGCAATTCATGCCGGACAAAAGACATGGGAGGGCAAATACGGTACCGAACTGGAGCTGCTCGTTCAGGTAACAGCTGAAGTGAAGGTATTGCGCCTATGTCGGGTTTAACCAGAAAAAAAATTGCGGTGCTTGAGCTTATTCGCACCTGTTCGGAAGGGGTAACTTCTGCCGAAGTGATGTATTCGCTCGGTATGTCACGCAGCACTGTATTTTTTATTTTGGACAGTCTGCTTAAAGACAATCTTATATTCCGCTCCCACAACGAAACAGGACGAAATTCACGTCGCATTTATTTCCCAACGGCAGAGCTGGCGGAGAAGTTTTCCGGAAACAAAATCCCTATGAGCAAACGTGAAAGCTTTTTCGACTCCTGCCGGCGCCACAGCAAAAACTACATGATCACTCTGCTCCTGCGGAGTGCACGACAACCACCAAAAGAGTAAACACCATGAGCGACAAAGATATCGAGCAGCAAATCAAATCCAAAGGTTTAACCGCGGCCCGCGTTACGTTGGATGATTTTAAAGAAAACATCGTCAATACAGAGATCGTTAAACACGTTTCCGTATCAGGTCAGGTACTCCGTTGGGCCGTACTGACCACGAAAAATGGTTTTGCTGTTACTGGCAGACCCTCATGCTCAGCCTCTTCAGAAAACGATGACGCTGAAATTGGTGAGCAGATAGCCATCGAAAATGCAGAAAACGAGCTGTGGCCGCTTATGGGTTACGCCCTGAAACAGCGCCTGCATGACTCTGGCGGTCATACCGAAGAGGAAAACTTCGAACACTTCCTTTCCTATTCTGGATTCCACAGCGAAAGCGATGAAGTGATCGAGAAGCTGCGTAAAGCCTTTTCTGATGGCGGCTACGCACTGCAGTGGAAATAAGCAGTAAACACTCTCACACCCAACCAATGAGGAAAGACCAATGACTAAACATATTGGCGTCAAATTAATTAATGCGTTCCCTATGACCCGCCACGAGTATAACGCTTTCCGCGGCTGGCAGCTTCCTACCGACGAGAACGGCGCGGATGAAGGCTATCTGGTTGAGTATCTGGATGGCGGAAAACCTAACACCGATCGCTTTGATGGCTACGTTAGCTGGAGTCCGAAAGAGGTATTCGAAAAGGCTTACCGTCCGGTATCAGGGCTAAGTTTCGGCCTTGCCATTGAAGCGCTCAAGAAGGGTAAAAAAGTTGCCCGCGCTGGCTGGAACGGTAAGGGGATGTGGTTGGCATATGTTAAGCCGCACAGTGAAGCCGTTCACACTGGCAACACTCCTTGCTTTTGCAGTCGCGTCTTTGAGTTGCCGGAGGGGACGCAGGGAGACCCGAAACGCGCTCCGGAACAACTGCCGTATATTGCCATGAAAACAGCGGACGATAAATTAGTGCCGTGGCTGGCTAGTCAGACTGATGTCCTAGCCGAAGACTGGAACATCGTTGAGTAATTTCCGCAAAGGCCATCTCCCCTGGTGGCCTTGACAGAAAACACCAGAAACGGAGTAACAAATGATCACCCTTAATGACGAAGAAGCCGAAAAACTCCTGGAGCTGATGAAAGCCCGCTTTCTTAAAGCGCACCTGAATACAGCCATGTATGGCGCAGCTGCTTACGCGAACGGCAATTCTGACCGTGTGATTTTACGCGCAGTAAAAAACGGTGACGCCCCAGAACTGAAAATCCTGATGACCGCTATGGGCCTCATCCCTGAAGAGGAAGACAACAGTGAAAAAACTGCATGAGTTAGACACCAGTATTCAGGTGGAGATCGTCAAAAGTGCCGGCGCTGTTCTGGCTAAAAATTTTGGCTGGCCCGGCGGTTCGGACGGAACGCAGGCAGCTAAAGACATTGTCACATCTGTCGTGGATGCATTCCTGTCGCTTTACCCGGAAGAAAAACCACACGATGAAAAAATTGAAGAGCCAAAAAGCGATACCGAAGAAATTCAGCAGAAACGGAAATACACCCGTCGTAACACGGAGTAATGAGATATGGCAGCGCCAAAGGGCAATAAATTCTGGCTGGCACGCAGCAAGCACGGGAGAAACCCAAAGTTCTCTGATCCTGAAAAGCTGTGGGATGCCTGCTGTGAATATTTCGACTGGGTGGAAAAACATCCTCTGTGGGAAACCAAAGCATTCAGTTTTCAGGGACAAATCACTAAAGCCAGACTCCCGAAAATGCGTGCTATGACGCTTAGCGGCTTGTTTCTTTTCCTCGATATAGACCGGAAGACGTGGGAAGCATACGCAAAGAAAAAAGATTTACTCCCGATCACTACGCGAGTGGAAGACCTCATCTATGAGCAGAAATTTTCCGGCGCTGCCGCTGATCTGCTTAATGCCAACATCATTGCCCGCGAGCTTGGGCTGGTGGAGAAAAAATCTGTTGAGGGTGATCTGGAAATGACCGTCAAGGTAAAGCACTTCAACGAGAAAGAATAGCCAGGCGTTTAAATTGCCTGGTTAATCGATTGAATGAGAAAAACCCCGGTATTTTATCCAGTAGAGTGAATAGGAAGTGAATAAATGGCAGAAATTATTCTCCCGGCGAACAACTGGACTCCACGCCCACATCAGCGAAGGGCATGGGCTGAAATTCAGGGTGGAAAAAAAAGAGCGGCGCTTTGCTGGCCTCGCCGTTACGGGAAAGACGATTTCAGCCTGCACATGACAGCATGTAAGGCATTCGAGCGTGTAGGGAACTATGCCCACTGCCTGCCGCAGGCGAACCAGGTAAGAAAGGCTATCTGGAAGGCGGTTAACCCGAGAACTGGGCGTCTGCGTATCGATGAGGCTTTTCCTCATGAACTGAGAAGAAAAACGCTCGATAACGAGATGATGATCGAATTCATCAACGGTTCCACCTGGCAGGCAGTCGGCAGCGACAACTATGGCGCGCTAATTGGTTCCGGTCATGTCGGGATTGTGTTCTCAGAATGGGCGCTAAGTAACCCCTCTGCGTGGGCATTTTTGCGACCGATACTGGCTGATAACGGCGGCTGGGCTTTTTTTGTCTCCACGCCCCGCGGTAAAAACCATTTCTACAAAATGTTCCAGGGAGGATTAAAGGATCCTGAAAACTGGTTTTGTGATCACCTTAGTGCCGATATTACTGGGCACATTCCGCCTGAAACGCTTGCGCAGGAGCTTCGCGAGATGCAGGCGGAACGTGGAGAGGAGGAAGGGCTGGCACTCTTCAACCAGGAGTACATGTGCGACTGGAATGCAGCGGTACCCGGCGCTTATTACTCATCGATCTTGGTTGGACTGGAGAAGGCCGGGCAAATAGGGAATGTGCCGTGGGATCCTCAGTATGAGGTTTACACGTCATGGGACCTGGGCATTGGCGACGCAACAGCCATCTGGTTTTATCAGTTTATCGGCAAAGAAGTACGCGTCATTGATTATTACGAATCGTCCGGCGTTGGCCTGGAGCACTACGTAAAAATATTGCGCGAGAAACCGTATACCTATGCTGAGCGTCATTTCTTCCCGCACGATGTACGCGCCCGAGAACTGAGCACCGGAGCATCACGCGAAGAGACGCTGGGCAAGCTGGGGATGCGCTGCAAGGTACTGCCGGCCACATCGGTTGATGATGGTATCAGCGAGGTGCGTATGATGCTGCGATCCTGTTGGTTCGACAAAACCAAATGCGAAAAAGGCCTGGAGGCTCTGGGACAGTATCAAAAAGAGTGGGACGACACTCGAAAAATGTATAAGCCAACCCCTCTGCATAACTGGACGTCTCACGGCGCAGACTCATTCCGTTATGGTGCAGTAGGCAGTAAGTCTTTGCGTAGCGGCAACCGCCACACAACCCAGCAATTTGCCCAGTCCAATTACGATCCTTATAACCCTCCTGGACATAGCCAGCAGTTTTACGCTGATTCCGACTGGGATCTGTATGGGGACAACTGATGTCAGACCAAAAAACACAAGAAAATGAATCAGAGCGTATCGGCCGGATACTGCGTGAGCAAAAAAGCATGGAAACCGATCGTTCCGTATTCGAGCAGCACTGGCAGGAAATAGCAGAGCGCATTCTACCGCGCAGCGCTGAGTTCAAGGGGACCAGGCAGAAGGGCGGTAAACGTACCGAGAAAGCGATAGATGCTACTGGCGCGCTGGCGCTGCAAAAATTCGGAGCGGCCATCGAATCAGTTATCACCCCGAGAACACAGAAATGGCACACTCTCAGCAATGAGCGATTCGCTAATGATGAAGAGGTGCAGCGTTATTTCCAGGAGGTTCGCGATATTCTCTTCCGCCTCCGTTATGCACCGTGGGCTAATTTCGCCTCGCAATCTCATGAGCATTATATTTCCTCGGGTGCATTTGGGACCGGCTGCACGTTCGTTGATAACGTGATCGGAAAAGGCCCGCGTTATTGCACTTATCACCTGCGAGAAATTTATTTCACTGAGAATTTCCAGGGGATGATCGATGTTGTTCACCGTAAATATTGCATGACTGCCCGCCAGGCAATTCAGCAATTTGGCGAAGAAAATCTACCTCAACAGGTAAGAACAACCGCAAGGAACGACCCGTCAAAGCAATTCAACTTCCTGCACCGCGTCGAACCTAATGATAAACGTGACATGTCACGGCAAGATAAAGAGGGCATGCCATTCCGGTCTGTGCATATTTGCATGGAGGGAAGCAAGATTGTGCAGGAGGGCGGCTACTGGTCACAGCCCTATGCAATCAGCCGCTATTACACCGCGCCGGGTGAGGTTTACGGCCGCTCGCCTGCAATGGTTGTACTACCGGATATCAAGCTGCTGAACGAAATTAACCGTGCCATTATCGAAGGGGCGCAAATGGCCGTTCGCCCGCCGATGTTGTTACCGGAAGACGGCATTCTGCAACCGTTCAAAATGATGCCTGGCGCGCTGAACTTCGGCGGAATGAACCGGGACGGTAAACCACTTGCCTTGCCGCTGAATACTGCGACTGATTTTAGCGTGGCGATGACGCTGGCAGAGCAGAAACGACAGACCATCAACGATGGTTTTTTTATCACGCTCTTCCAGATCCTCGTTGATAACCCGCAAATGACTGCAACAGAAGCGATGCTGCGTGCTCAGGAAAAAGGTCAGCTGCTGGCGCCGACTGCCGGGCGTATTCAGGCCGAGTTTCTGGGGACTCTTATCCTGCGGGAAATTGACATTGCTTATCAGAACGGACTGCTGCCCGAACCGCCCGAACAACTGAAAGAAATTGGTGGCGAATACGATATCGAATACACCAGCCCGCTGGTGCGCCTGCAGATGAGTGAAGAAGCGAGCGGGATTATGAACGTCGTTAATGCTGCCGGCACTATCGGACAATTTGATCAGAATATCGCCCGCACCCTGAATGGCGATGCCGCATTGCGCTTTATTGCTAAAGCCAGTGGTGCACCGCTGCAGGTGGTTAAAACCGAAGATGAAATGGCTGCGCAGGATGCTGCAGATCAGCAGCAGCTGCAACTACAGCAGTTGCTTGCCGCAGCGCCGGTGGCTGCAACCGCAGCTAAAGATTTCGCCCAGGCCAATCAGATTGCGCAGACACCTGCGCCGTCGCCAGCGTTACAGGGATAATGATGAACCGTATAAAAAGTCTGTGGCTCACGCTGAACCGTGCGCGGGCTTTCCAGTCAGTCTTTGGCACCCCGGGGAACATGACGCCGGAACAGAAAGTTGTTATCCGACTATTGGCAAAACTCTGCCACGTTAATTCTTCCAGCGTTGCCATTTCACCAACGACCCAGCAAACCGACCCATACGCGGTATTTGTTTCGGAAGGACGCCGGGAAGTTTTCCTGCACATAAACCACTATCTCGGCCTGTCGCAAGCTGATATTGCCGCAATGATCGCCGAAGAGATGAACGAACTTAACGAGGAAGAAAACAATGAATCTGTTTGAACGTTTAATTCTGCGCCGTCTTATGAATGTGGCGGGCGAAGGTGGTGAAGGTGGCGCGCCGGCTACCGGAAATGAAGAACAGCAACAGGGGCAACAAGAGCAACAGACCCCGGCCAGTCTTCTCAACTCCGGCGAACCTGCAGGGCAGCAACAGGGACAACAACCGCAGCAACAGGGTCAACAGCAGGCGCCCGCGGCGTTTATTGAAAAATTGCCTGACGATGGCGACGAAAAAGGCTGGCAGGATCTATACGCGAAACTGGGCCGCCCGGAAAAAATCGAAGACTACGGTATTAAACCACCGGAAGGCAGCGATGGGACATTTTTAAATACGGCACTGGGTTGGATGCATGAAAGCGGGCTCAATAAAAAGCAGGCTGAAAACGTAATTAATAAATTTAACGAATATGCAGCTGAACAACAAAAAAGTGCCCAGGAAAATATTGCTAATCAAAATGCTGCTAACCGGGAAAAGGTTATCAAATCCTGGGGAAGTGAAGTTGAGGCAAATACAGCGATCCTTCAGCACGCCGTGCAGCGATTCTTCCCCGATGCAGTGATTGAAAAATTCAGCACTGCGGGATTACTCAATGACCCAGACCTTGTGAATGCAGTCCTGGCGATCGGTAAAGCGCTAGGTGAAGACAAAACAGTTACAGTCGCAGCGCCGGGTAATGCAGCAGAAAAAGACATTGCCCATCGCATGTGGCCGAACATGCAATAAGGAGTTTTAAATGCCAACACTTACCGGCTTACCGACTCTCTGGGACGCAGCGAAATTGCTTGATCCGGATGGCACTTCTGCGAATGTCGCCGAGGTTCTGGATCAGGACAACGAAATGCTGTGGGATTGCCCGTTTTATGAAGGCAATCTGCCGACCGGAACGCGCATCACAACCCGTACTGGTTTACCTGCTGTGTACTGGCGCAAGCTGAACAAAGGTATTCCGGAAAGCAAGGCAACTACCGCGCAGGTAGATGAGACTACCGGTCTTCTTGAAGCCCGCTCTCAGGTTGATGTTCGGGTTGCTGCGCTGAATGGTAATACGGCAGGTTTTCGCTTCAACCAGTCTAAACCGTTCATGGAAGCGATGAACCAGAAGGCTCAATTCCAGATGCTTAACGGTACGCTTGTTGGGCAACCGGAGGCATTCCTGGGCATTGCTCCACGCTTCAGCGATTTGTCTGCGCCTAATGCCGACAACATCATCGACGCCGGCGGTACTGGTGCGAATCTCACCTCGATTTATCTCATCGGATGGGCGCCTGACAAGGTCTACGGAATTTTCCCGAAAGGTTCAAAAGCCGGTCTGACTCATCGTGATTTGGGCGAGGGCGACGCCTTTGATGATGATGGCAACCGCTTCCGGGCGCTGATGGACCTCTATACCTGGGATCTCGGTATTGCGCTGCACGACTGGCGCTACGTCGTACGCATCGCCAACATTGATGTTACCGCTCTGCGTACTAACGCTAATGCGGGTGCAAACCTCATCAAACTGATGGCTATCGCGGAAGAGCGTATCCAGTCACTGGTTGGTGTAAGCCCGGCTTATTACATGAACCGCACACTGCGCGCGATGCTGCGTCTGCAGCTGGTTGATGCCGTGAAAAACTCAACCCTGACAATGGAAATGGCTGGCGGACGTCGTGTGATGTTCTTTGGCGAAGTTCCGGTGCGCCGGGTTGACCAGTTAAAAATCGGGGAAGCTCAGGTCGTCGCCTCTTAACGGGGCGATTTTCCGGTTTACTTTTTCAGGAGATAACCATGTTTGTTGATGCCCAGCTTGAATTTTCTGACTCTCAGGCGATCACCGCCTCAGCGGCCAGCACGAACATCATCGATTTTAACCCGGCATTCGATTACAACACTGTGATCGATGCTGGCGCTGGCGAGCCGACTTTTCTGGTTGTGACTCCGTCGGTGACATTCGCGGCCGCAGGGGCGGCTACGCTTGCGATTGAGTTACGCGCTTATGCCAACGAGGACAAAAGCGATACACCAACCGTTATTTTTTCTACTCCAGCGAAAGCGCTGGGCAGTCTCGTCGCAGGTAAACCGGTTGTCGTGGTGGCGCTGCCTTCGGCCAATTATAAACGCTTTTTAAGCCTGCAATATACGGTCGCTACAGGCCCGTTCACCGCTGGCGCATTAGATGCCTTCATAACGAAAGATGCACAGACGTGGCGCTCTTACGCTAATAACGTTGAGTTCGCCGCGCTTAATCTCAGCATTGCTTAATTTGGGTGGAGTGAGTGCGTTTTCAGGGGCTGCGGCCCCTGCTTTTTTATGAGGTATTATGATGACCGGTCAGACAGATATCATGAATCTGGCGCTGGTTTCCTTCCTGGGATCCGACCATCTCATGGATCGTGATGAGCAGGATAAAAACACGCGCGTGATGAACCTGATTTACAACCCTATCCTCGAAAAGCTACAGCGCGAATATGCCTGGAATTTTTGCGCCCGCAGCGTCCAGCTCACCCCGTTAAACAAAACGCCTGTCATCGACTATCAATACGCTTACCAGATGCCCGTTGATTTAATGGTACTGGTATCGGTGGGGGACAGATATTACGGGTGTGATTTCTCTGAATACGATCCCCGCCTGGTCACGGCTGAATATCGCATCGAGGGGCGGGAATTGCTGACGGATCTACAGCCACCGCTTAGCTTGCGCTATCGGGCCAGAGTAACCGATGCATCACAATTCGACTCCACCTTTGTTGATGCGCTGGCTTGTATGCTGGCAGTTCGCTCCTGTAAAGCGGTGACCGGCAAGGATACGCTGGTTGAATCGCTGTTGCAGCAGTTCCAGATGATCATCGCAGGAGCCATTCGCGTAAACGCCATAGAAAAGCCTAGTGAGAAATTCCCACCTTCAACCTGGATGGAGGCTCGTTTGTAATGGCAAAAATCCGCCCTATAAAGCGCAGCTTTAATGCTGGAATACTTTCGCCTGTGATGTATGGGCAAGTAGATTTTGATAAGTGGGCCAGCGCCGTCAAGTACATGAAAAACTTCATACCGCTACCGCAGGGGCCCGCGCGTCGCCGCGGCGGGACGCAATACGCCGGTTCAGTAAAAAACAGCAGCGACCGAGTCTGGTTAGCATCATTTCAGTTTAGTACGACGGAGGCTTTTATCCTGGAGTTTGGCCCTGGATACATCCGGTTCTGGTACAACCATGCGCAACTGCTGGATGGCGATAACAACATTCTTGAAATTGATACGCCGTGGGGAGCTGATGATCTGACCCGTAACGGGAAATTTGGCCTGTCTCTGCAGCAGTCAGCAGACGTGATTTACATAACCTGCACAAATGGAAATTACCCTGTTTATAAGCTGACGCGAAACACTAATACCAACTGGAGCCTGGCAGAGGCCAGTTTTTCCGGTGGCCCATTCGCTGATATTAATTCTGACAAATCCAGCGTCGTTTACACCGACCAGTTCAGGATCTGGTCTGAGGATGGAAACGATTTGCCTGATGGCACCCCAACCACTACAAGCCTGTGTAACATCACTGCCAACACAGATATTTTTCAGACTGCGCATGTAGGGTGTCTTTTTTACATCGAAGCCAGCACTGATGCTGTGGATGATGATACCGGTCATAGCGGTTACATACCCGCCTGGGCTGCTGGCACATCAGAAACTTTCTCCGCCGGTGTTTTCTGCCGTTCAGATGGGAAATATTACGAAGACATGGACGGCACCAAGACCGGTAATACGCAGCCTACATGGACAGCTGGCGCCCACAGGGATGGAAGCGGTGGTGATGCGTCGCTCTGGCGATATTCAGGCGGTGGCTGGGGGATCATTGAGATAACAGCGGTCAATAGTGCCACATCCGCAACCGGTAAGATCGTCACTGAACTACCACCCAGCGTCAGAAACACAGTTGGGAAAACGTATAAATACGCTTTCGGTGACTGGTCTGATGTTCTCCGCTACCCCCAGTTTGCGGCATTTTTCCGGGGACGCCTGGTCTTCGCTGGCCGACAAAAAATATGGTCCAGTGTCGCTGGTGATCTGCAGAACTTCAGCCCAATGACAAATGGCTATGAGGCAGAAAGCGATGATTCGATTAATGATCGCATTGATGATACTCAGGACACCATGCAATGGCTGGTCGCCTCCGCAGGGAAAATATTTATCGGCACTGCCGGGTATGAATTCTCCTATGGCGAGCAAAGTCTGACTTCCGTTTTTGGCGCGGGTAATACAAAGGTTGAGCTGAACAGTACGATCGGCAGCAACGAAGTGCAGGCAGAGCGCCTTTTTGATCGAGTTGCGTTTGTGCAGCGTGCTGGGCGCAAGGTGATGATTGCCGCCTATGATTCGGGCAGTGACTCGTTTTCAGCAACCAATTCCTGCATTCTGGCCCCCCATCTGTTTACGTCTGAAATAATTGCTCTGGCGTATCAGCAGGAGCCCAACCGGATCCTTTGGGTGTTGCTGGAAGAAGGCAAACTGCTGGGACTGACCTATGACGCAGAGCAAAACATCACCGGCTGGCATGAGCATGCTACCGGCGGTGCGGTGGAAAGTATTAAGGTCATTCCGGATATCGATGGCGGACGCGATGAGCTGTGGATGGTTGTTAGACGAACCATAAACGGCGCAACGGTGCGCTATCTGGAATATATGCTGCAGGAATATGACAGCGCGTTTATCACCCAGGAATGGGCGCGAGTGCTGGATTGTATGGCGACATACAACGGTGTTGCGACAACGGTCATTTCCGGGCTGGGGTTTCTGGAAGGGCAGACGGTGGCAGTCGTGACCGACGGCGCCACGCACGCATCGCGAACGGTAAGCGGAGGCAGCATCACGCTGGACTGGCCATCATCTGTTGTTCACGTCGGAATCAATAATGCGGCTGAAATTATCACCTTGCCTCTGGAAGGGGGTATTAAACGCTTTGCCAAAGCACGACTGCGTTTTATCGATACGCTAGGCGGTAAGTTCGGCGATGAGGGTGGAAAATATCTGGATAAGCTTCGCGCGCGAGACTACTCAGACAATATGGATGAGGCGCCGCCTCTGTTTAATGGCGTAGTTACCGTTCCGTGGCCTGGCGAGTTTAATGAGAATGGAAGCATCCGTATCGTGCAGGACCTGCCGCAACCAATGACCATTGTCAGCATCGATCCAGTAGGAGAAATGGAAGATGACTGAGCCTGTAATCGTCCATCTTGAGGAGTTCCACCTTAATGAAATATTCCCGGACTCATTACCGCCGGAGGCTGTTGCGTCGCTGGTATCTTTCCCATCGTTTGCGATGGAATACGGGGAAAAAACACTTGCCGCTGGTGGCGTCATTCAGTTAGCCCCGGGCCGGGTCAGACTCTGGTTACATACCGTACCAGGTGCAGAACAGTTCCCAGTTCATATTTTCCGTGCTGCACTGCGATTTACCGAAATAGCGTTATCCGAAAATTATCGAGTGGAATGTATCTGCGCCGATAACCTGTCTGCCCGCGTTGCAAAAATGCTCAGTTACCAGCAGGACGCTATTATCCGAAATTATAAGCCTGGCTGTGACGCCAGGTTATTTTCAATCGTGAGGTGATCATGCTGTTTAAACGCAAATTCACACTAGAAACTGACCCGGCATCATGGGCTGCTGGTGCCGCTGTTCTGTCGGCTGGAGCAGGAACTTATTCAGCTATCTCCAGCGCAAATAAAAAAGGAAGCGTCATAAAGCCATCGGCGCAGGTTACGCAGGATGCTTCAGTTGCTGAATCCGATGACCTGCTGCGCCGCCGGCAGCGGCAGGGGAATCAAAGCAACGTTACTGGAGCTTCGGGAACCGCTGCTAATACTTCAGGCCAGAAGACGCTGCTGGGTGGCTGATGATCGTTCCGTTTGAGCCCTGGCACCTGGTAGCCATTACGCCGCAACCACATCAGATCGGCAGTATCAGGACTGAACAGCACGCCGGGAACATTGCCAGTGTCGGCGCGTTTACCTGTCTGCACAATGGCCAGCCTGTGGCTATAGGCGGCATCGTACCCGCGGAAAAGTACGGACTGGTATTTGACTCCGGCATAGGGTACGCCTGGATGATGATTTCGGCCGGAATTACTCACCTCTGGCCGGAGATATTCAGGGCAACGCGCCGGGAATTACACCGGGCGCTGGCGAACTATCACCGCATCGAGGCCAGCACCACATTCCCGGAAGGCGAAAGAATGCTGGCGATGCTGGGTATGCGATGTGAGGGGCATCTGAAGAAATTTAACCACAGGGGAGAGGATTCTTCCCTGTGGGCGATAACGAGGTGATTTATGTTATTTAAAATTCAGCCTGTTTTAGAAGATAGCCTTACGCAATGGATGAACACCCCGGGGACGTCAGCGCCCATTACAGCAGCGCAGGGAACCTCTACAGCTAATACGCCGATCACTACGCCGGCAACAGCTACAAACGCAGATAAATGGCAAAACGCCAATATTATCGCCCAAACTTCAAGCTCTGCGCTGAATGCATTTTCGTCGTTGACCAGCGCACGTCAGCAATCCAGTAATCTGAACGCCAACGCGCAGTTGCTTGACCAGCAGGCAAACCAGGCCATTTTAAATGCCGGACAGCAGTCGGCGCTTATCCGCCGCCGCGGTGCTCAGTTTCAGGGAGATCAGGATGCGCGTATTGCTGCAAGTGGTACCGGCTTTGGTGGCACGAATGCGCTGCTGCGCCGGCAGACCGCGCTTAACATCCAGGAGGATGCGAACGCGGTAGCTAACGAGGGCATTCTCCAGTCTGATGCACTGAAGAATGAGGCTGGTGCCATGCGTCAACAGTCTAAAGCTGCTCGACCGGGTTTGCTGGGCTATTTGGGGGCAGGTACATCAGTGGCGTCAACGTTTCTCGGGGCGAAGTATGGCAAGAAGACATAATCTCCTTTCCCCCACCTTTTCAGGAAAATGATTTTAAGCAGTTAAATAAAAGTGCCCAGTAAATAGCTGCAGAGTACTTTCCTCCTGAAACCCACTCAGGAGGAAAGACCATGACCCAACCAACGAAAAGACCCATCATCTTAAGCCAGCTCCAGATGGCGGCGCTGGAGAAAATTCAGAATGATGAGCGCGAGAAATCACCGTATGGCGCCGCCCCCTCAATCCCTGATATAGCCAGGGGGATGATTGATATAGCACTGGCATATCTGGCGGCCCAGGAGACCGAAAAGCGCCGGAATGCATCCAAAAATGCGCTTATTAGACATCAAACAAAGTTAAACCAGATGGAAGATTCTCGCTTAGCTCTGGAACAATTTAACGACTCAATTATACGTACATTAAATACAGCGCAGTCGGATGCCGAAACCGATGGTAAAGCGGGGGAAAAGTAAATGCCACAACTTCCTTTTTACAACCGTCAGGTAACGACTCAGGGGCTCGGCGCCGGTCCTGTCAATCTTCCAACAACCTCCGCTGATCAGCAGTTTTTAAATGCAGGTGCGGAAATGGCGGCCAGAGTTACCGAGGATATTACCCGGACGGCGAATGATACCGCTATGCAGGGGGCTTCACTTAATCTGGACAACCTAAAATATAATCTGGATAAATCTGTCCAAGAAAAACAAGGTCTGGATGCCAGGACGGCGGCTGCAGATGCATTAAAACAATTTGATCAGGCTTCCAGCGAATTAGACCAGACAATACCCGCCAGCCGTAGGGAAGACTGGTCTGTATTAAAAGCTACCACTCGTCTGCAACTGCAATCATCAACTGATAGTCATTCACTCAATGAGTATCGCCGATATCAACAAGGACAGTTCGAAGGAAGAATGAATATTGCCGAGCTGGATGCCGGAAGATATTGGGATAATCATGGAGCATTAAAAATATCAGAGGCTAAAGCTTTTGATGCCATTGATACGTATGCTGATATAAGCGGATGGTCTCCGGAACAAACTGCTGCGATGAAACAAGAAATGCAGCAAAAAATGGCTAAAAACGCAACGCTTTCCAACATAGCTTCCCGCACTCAAAGCATGATGAATGCCGATGGGACGTTGAATGCCTATGATGGGACGATTGATGCTGATCAGCTGACGACTGCGATGATATGGCAAGAAAGCAAGGGAAGTCAGCTTGATGCGAATGGTAAACCTCTCACCTCAAAAAAAGGGGCAGTAGGCATTGCCCAAATAATGAAAGATACTGGGCCAGAGGCGGCGGAGGCTGCAGGTCTTCCGTGGGATGAAGTGCGTTGGAAAAATGATCCCGCATACAATTTTGCATTAGGGAAAGCATATCTAAATAAGCAACTAAAAAGATTTGGGGGGAATCCGGTTCTGGCGCTGGCAGCGTATAATGCTGGCGCAGGTATGGTGAATGACTGGATTAACGGAACTAACATCACCGGAAAAAATAAAAGTCTTCTAAAAATTGGTGACCCACGAACGGGAGCAATCACCGATGAAGATTTCGTCCGCTCCATTCCATTTGGCGAGACACAAAATTATGTCGCTAAAATAATGGACTCAGTGCCATCAGTCCCCAAAACAGCAACGATGGCAGCCATTACTGACACCCCTTATTTTCACCAATTATCACCGCAGGATCAGTCCAGCGCATTATCAGGTATGGCTGAGATACTGAATAAGCAGCGGCAGGCAAGCCGGGTTGTTCTTGATGGCGTTGTGAATGACGCCAGCGCCGCACTGCGTAACGGCCAACAACCTCAGGTTATGCCATCACGAAACCAGCTGATATCCACTTATGGACTTGTACAGGGCGGGCAGTTGTACACGCAATTACAGAATGATGAGGCATTTGGTAATAACGTCAAGCTGGTGAAAAATATCCCTCCGGCGCAACAGCAACAATTGCTGGAACAGGCGAAACCAGAAACTGGTCCCAATTATGCGGAGCGGCTCAAAAATTATGAACAATTGCAATCCGCTATTAGTGCTGTAAATAGTGCCAGGAATGCTGATCCTGTTGCGTTTGGTATAAAAGAAGGGGCAGTAGGGCAGATTGACTTCACAGACTTGAATAGTCTGCAAAGTTCAATGCAGGCACGAGCTGTGCAGGCGGGAAGAATATCGCAACAGTATGGTACTCCGCCGACACTACTAACAAAAGCTGAGGCAAAACAGTTTTCTACTATGCTATCGCAGTCAGCACCAGGCGATGCGCTTACTCTTCTACAGGCAGTTGGGCGATCCCTCCCGCCGCAGGGTGTATCGATGTTCCAGGCCCAGTTGGGAGAGAATAACCCGACTTATGGGGCATTAGCAGGAATACTGGCTGCGCCAGATAATTATTTAAACACAAGAAGCGGGATTGGTTCCTATGTTGATTATCCGCTAACGGTTGATAAATATATTGCATCAGAAAGGATCCTTCAGGGGTACAGAGCCCTATCCCCAAGCGCCCAGGATAAAAAATCTGGAGTAACTCCAATCACGATACCTTCAGATCAAAAAATGCAGGAGTCATTTAATGATTTGGCCGGAGATGCATTCTCCATGTCATCACAAGAAAGACAGAGGGCATATGGATTATTCAAGTCCGCATATGCAGGCGAACTGCTAAATAACCCTGATTTAGACAGCGGGGATCGTGCTGACGCGGCGAAAAGTGTCAACGATAAAATTGCAGGAAAAGCAATTTTGTACGCAACTGGTGGTGTATTGAAATATCGCGGTACAGATGTCGTGGCACCTTATGGTATGGGTGAGGATGATTTCACGTCAAAAATGGATAACGCAAGGGCCGAAGCATTTAAGGGGCTTGGCTCCCCGTCTAATTTCGCCCCTGTAAAACTCCCATCTGGTCGATACGGTTTCCGCATCGGCAATAGGTTAGCCACAAAAGATGGGCAGGTTATCACCGTGGAGATTAACTGATGAATTTATCTAACCTCGATCAGCAGGATGCAAACTTCGTCGGCCAGTCGGGATTTACGGAAGCGACCCGGGCAGACTATCAACCGGGGCTATGGGATGGTTCTGGCGAAGCGCTAATAAGCGGTATTGAGTCAGGCGCCTCTATCGCAACTCAAAGCGGTCTAAAGGGTGTCATCGCCTCAAATATGCAGCAGTTCACGATGTTGCATCCAGAAGAGTCGGAGGCTATTCAAAAGCCGGGAAATCAGGCTATCGATACATCGTTTACCAGTTTCAGAAAGGGTATAGCACCGGATGTTGAAACAACCGGGAAAGCGGGGCAGATCCTTTTCGGGCTAGGCCAGTACTTTCCCGCACTGGCCGGCGCAGCGGTTAACCCGGTTCTTGGTGCTGGTGTGGCGCAACAGATCTCCCAGACAGCCACAACTGAAGAACTGACGGGGAAGGGCGTGTCCCAGCAGGATGCGGAAGATATCGCGTTGCCTAAGTCGTTTGTTGATGCTGCCGGCTTTCTTCTTCCCGCAGCGGTCGGCGGTCGCCTCGTGACGAGAATCGCCAGCGGTACGGGTATCAATATGGCTGCAGGTGCAGCTTCGCGGGAAGTTACTAACCTGATGCTGCAGGATAAGAACTACGCCGCTGTTGCCGAACAGTATAAAGCCTGGGATGGTGAGGCGATGGTTGTCGATGGCATTCTTGGCGCCGCTTTCGGCGGTATCCATCACCTGACATCAAGAGTCAGTGATGCGACCACAGATACGGCTGATCCCATACCGATGGAAAGCGAGCAAACCAGACAGAGCGGTATTGATTCTGTTCAGCAAACAACTGCTGGATCAGGTGTGGATACAGCGCGGGAAGTATCTGGACCGGCCGCACCGGGCGATGCACCGCTTGTTGTAGATGAAACCAGCGGTGCTTACAGAACCTGGTTAGATGGTGTGCGTAGTGATGCCAGCCAGCTCATCAGCCGAGGCGATCGAAAACTCCTGGCTGGAGAAATTCATCGGGCCGAATATGCATTATCTCAGATATCGGAACAGCGTCAGGCATTACGTGATCAAAGAGTGGGAAACAGCAGTAGTCGACGAATTCGAAACAGAGATATCGCTTCACTGGATCGACAGGCGCAGGAAATAAATAACCGTATTGAACCGCTCCGCCAGGCACTGGCTGATAACAGCCCTGGGGGCCGATTTTATGATGCACGGGCAAATTTATCCCGCATAGAGCAGGGAATAATACCTGATGGTGCCCCAGTCAGGCAGAGCGACATAGATGCAGCTCTGGCTATGAACGAAGCTCATAACCACGATGTAGCAGCTTCACCTGTTCTGCATGGTACACCAGAAAGCATGGATGCCCACTACCGGGCAATGGGTGATGCGGCGGAGTCTATCGCCCGCGGCGATCCTGTTGACGTATTGGCGCACGTTGATTCTTTCGATGGACATATCCGGCCGGAAGCGTTCAACGATAGTGCCCGTCCAGAAATGGAATCGGCATTGCATGAAAACGATATCGGCACCGCAGAGCCTGTGCGTAACCGCCAGCCGCAACCATCTCCTGAAGAAGGCGAAACTCAGTTTGCGCAGTTTCTGGCTGATGAGGGGAGTGTCGATCCGGATACCGGCGTTAATTTGGGCAATAGTTATGAGCTGGCGACCGCCAGCCGTTTAGCGGAAGAAATACCGGATTTAACCGTTGAGCACCCGGATACCGGGCAGCATGTCAAGCTTTCGGATCTGATGGATGAGTTCAACGACAAAATCGCAACCAGCCAGGATTCAGCAAACGTCTTCCCGTTTGTCGCGTCCTGCATGCTAAGGAATCCTGAATAATGAAACAACAATGTATTGATGCCATTACCCGCGCCATCGGTCGCAAGCCTCTCGCTGACGAAATTCGCAACATTGAGCAGGGCATCAATGATGCCGTGCGTACTATTCGGGTTAAGAATGCTCAATCCGGAACGGTAATGCCGGATTCTCAGGTATACGCAGAAGCTGCAAAACTTGCCGGTCAACGCGCCGTCCACAGTATTTATAAAAAGCGCCAGCGCATTGCGCAGGATGCTATTGCACGGGCCAACCTTATCAATGAGCTGAAGAACCAGGTTCCTGAGAGTGAGTTAACTCCAGAGTATCTGGCTCAGGCTATTTTCATGGGGCGCACCCGTAGCTCGAAGAACTTAGACATTGTCTCGGCGGAAGAGATATCGCTTGGTGCACTGCAGGACTGGACACGCCAGCTTAGCGGCAGTCTGGAAAAAGCTGGGCCGGAAGTGAAAGCGTTTTTTGATGCAATGACCAATTCGCAGCGTGGCAATCTGAGCGAAGCCCTGCAGCTAATGCTGTTGAAAGAGATTCGCGGCGAGGATACCGGCAGCGTGGCAGCGAAAAAGTTTGCTGAGGTCTGGCGTAAAAGTGCGGATCAGGCGAAACGCGAACTCAATGACAACGGCGCTGATATTGCCACTCGCGACGACTGGGGTCTGCCAAACTATGATTCACGCGAACTTATATCCCGCGCCGGCCGTGATGAATGGCTCGCCACTTTGCCAGCTGGCGAACGCGCCACTGCAACGTTATTACGCCGTCAGCCGCCGATAGAATGGGCTAGGGATCGGTGGGTATCCGATACCATAAAAGCCGTTGATCGTAACGCCTTCCTTGATGACCGTGGAATACCGCTGGACGATGCTGCTCTGCGGGACGTGCTTAACGATGTGTTCACCACAAAATCTACCGATGGCGCTAATAAAATTGAGCCGGGAGCGCAAGGTGGTAGTGGTGGAATTAAAAACCGTGGCGCCAACTCCCACCGCGTCCTTGTATTCAAGGATGCCGAAAGCCAGTTTGCTTATATGCAGAAATATTCGGATAAGAGCATCGCTGAAGTCATGATGGATCACCTTCAATATTCTGCCCGCCAGTTGGGTATATTGAAAACTTTCGGCCCCAGCGCGGAAAATAATTTCCGTTACGTTCTGGATAGCATTTATAAGAACGCAACTGAAAAAGGCCACAATCTGGATAAGATGACAAAGCAGCGCGATACGGCCACCGCAATGTTTAACTATCAGGCCGGCTTGGGACAAAACAGCTCATCGTTCGTTCCGGTTATGCAGCGTATTCGTAACCTGATGACGTCAGCTATGCTGGGATCTTCTGTAATCAATGCTGGCTTTACCGATCAGTTCATCATGCGGGCCATGTCCTCTGCGCTAAAACTGGACAACGCCGGCGCCGGGATTAATTCCCTTAAAAATCTCATAAGCAAGGATCGTAAGCAGGCTATCGAGCAGCTTGGGTTGATGTCGGACATTCACGCTTCCGTAACTTCCCGCCTTGGTGGTAACGATGTAGGCCGCGATGTGACCGGATGGTTTGCGGAAAAAACACTGAAGTGGTCAGGCCTTATCGCGTTGGATAAAGCAAACAAGGCGTCGTTCGGCATGAATATGCTGTACACCATTGGCAACCTTACACGGAAGTTTGATTCACTCCAGGCGTTGAAGGCATCCGATTATGACCTGCTTTCGGCCAAGGGCTGGACTGAACGAGACTGGCAAATAATGCGTGCCGCTGACCTTGGCAACATTACCGAGAAGCACCTTGGTATGACGCCGGATGGCATCTATGCTGTGCCGGATGCGAAAATCGCTGAGATACTCAAACCGGAAATTGAAGCACTTCAAAAGAGCGCTGATGATGCTGTTTCCGCGATGGGGAAAATGACGCCAGAACGCGAAAAGAAAATCCGTCAGGCGTACGCCGATGAAGTCGGTGCCAATACCGCAAGGATGATCCGCAATGCGCGTGCTGAGTCGGTGTATAAGTTGCTCGGTATCACTCATTCAGAGATGATGCAGGCAATCACTTCCGCTACCAACATCAACCGGTTTAAGGCGGCAACGGAAGGTGAGTTTTATCGTAGTGCGATGCTCTTCAAAACCACGCCATTCGCTGGCGTGGCAAACATGGTTCGTCGAACGCAAGATCTGAACGGTATGAATAAAGCTACATTCCTGGCCCGGTATATCGCAGGAACTACGCTCGGCGGTGCTTTGGCGCTTCAGGTTAACCACCTTATTTCAGGTGAAGATCCTGACGACATGACAAAGGGTAGTTTTTGGTTACGCGCTCTAGTGAAAGGCGGTTCGTTTGGCATATACGGCGATTTTATGCTTGCCGATCAGACAAAGTATGGTTCTTCCATTGCCGCCACACTTGGCGGGCCTGCGCTAGGATTGGCTGAGGCCGTAGGTAAACTGGCAGTCGTAAATACGCAGAAGTTGGTAAAAGGGGAAGACACATCATACGCAGCAGATGCGATAAAGGTGGGTAAGATGGTTACGCCATTCGCCAACTTATGGTATACAAAAGCTGTGTTCAACCATCTGATTCTCCAGCAGGCGCAGGAAATGGCTAGCCCGGGCTATAACGCTAAACTTCGCCAGAACATGGAGCGCAACTACGACACCAAATACTGGTGGAAGCCTGGCGCAACAGAGCCTCGCAGAGGGCCAGATCTTGAAAGGATGGTAGGGAAATGAACTCTGGATTTCTTTCTTTATTAAGACGTTTATGCCTTTGTGCATCAATAGCGGCAATTGCATCTTGCTTAGTTATCGGACCATATGGGGTCTTCAGATTCAGTAGATATGATGCTGAAAATTTTGTTTATTGCATGGTTGGCGTACTTATCTTGAATTTTTTGGTAATGGTTTTTTGGGAGTTAAAATGTCTAAAATTACCAACTTTAAAAGCAAGTAAAACTACGCCAAAGAATAGTGAAGGAATTATTTACCTTTGGTTAAAACGAAAACGTCTTGAAGAGCAGCAGCGGATCCGCGATTTAGAGAGCAAAAACTAGCCCACTCAGGCAGATCAGTACCAAAGCGAAGGATTCCCTATGGCTAAAAAACAATACGGCATCATGCCCCCGTTTCCGCACTTGGTAGCCATGTTGCGAGGTTCCAAGTACCGTCACTTTGTTTTTGGGATCGACTGGTAGCACAGACACATCATAGTTTTGCGTGATGGCAAACCTGAACTGGTGCCGATTGAGGACGTAAAGTTTGTCGAGCCAATGGAAGAGGAAATCAAGATGTTGAGTAAAATGTAAGGAAAGCCCACCATATGGTGGGCTGTTGCATTCCAGCAATCTGTTTAGGAATTCTTATTTGAAGAGAAACTAGCATTAGCTGTAAGGTTTTGAGGAGCAGAATCTTTCCTCTCGAATCGCTTTTGATTTGCCAGAACTCTCAATTTTTTCATATGGTTAGCTAAAGACATAATGACACCCTTCATAATTTATTGGTTAATTATTGTTAAGATTTTTATCAAAGTAAAGCTTTCTTTTTATCCATACAAAACCGTCGGTTTTTGAAATTATTGCAACATCAATTGGACCCCCGACGGTCTCGTAAGAGTCTGAAATCTTTAACTTAAATGCGCTGAGGTTCACAAGCGATTCAGCCATGTAAGAAAGATCTTTTTTTGATAAAGAAGTTAGCATGTTTGTTACTTTTTGTGTGAAATTTTCATCACAATATCGTTGCACTCTGTCTATGATATCATCTTTTAATGATATTAATTTTTGCTCTGATATTTCATCATTTACTCCTCTTTCCCTCAAATTTTCAAGTATTACATTCGATAATTGAGATACTGTATTACCCATGAAATTAATAATTGAATTGTTAAAACCTCTAACGAAGGTGAAAACTTCATCTTCTGATGCAAATGGTATTATTACTGAGTTGTCAGGGTCTGATTTTGAGCATTTACCATGAATTATTTTATACATTACTTTATTGTTAAAGCTTCCATAAATTTGTATTGTAATGATAGATGCATAGTATTCATCAGAACCGAAGCCAGCAAAAACAAGACCACTATATAATGATGTGACATTCTCTTTGCAGATTATGAAAGTGAAGAAATTTATGAGCTGTGTTTTAAGATGTTCTGGCAGGTCCCCATTATTGGGGAAAATATCTAACGCTATTTGTAGATAGTTATTAATGACAAACTCTCTGGCATTAATAACATCTGATTCATCAAACCCTTCAAAAAAAGGGTTTCTTTCTAAAAACTCATTTTCAGAAGCATAAAAGTTAGCTAATCTTTGATGGATAATATTAAGTGCTTCTTCATCTGATTCAGGTAAAGCAACATGAAGTGTTTTTTGACTTAGATCATCATAGTTTAATTTTAGGTATCTCCTGAATATTTCTTTTAGCTTAGCTTCTCTTTTAGCAATCGAAGTAATGTTATAAGTAGAGTTCAAGAAGCTTAGGAATGAGTTTAAATAATCTCTTATTGTACTATGCTCTTCATGTCCATGTAGTTTTCTAAAGCTTCTAATAGAAAGTTCCCAAGGGGTTCCGCAAAAGTCTGCATTGTTATAAACCATTAAACCTACTGGGTAGTGCTTTGATAGCTGATATATTTTTTCTGCGTTGTTAAATATTTTAACTGTGCCGCTATTTCCACCTGTCATTGTCATTGCTGAGTCTGCAGCTAACGCACAAGCCACAGGATTTTTTACAATGATTTCTGCTGTCATGTTTACACTCCCAATATTCACAAAATTTGTGAAAACCTGATTAAATCAGAAAGCACTAAGTCCACTGCGCCGGATTAGTCCAAAACTGACTATAGCAGAGTGTTCTGAGGTAAACCCAGACTGATACTCAACTTTTGCCCAGTTATACCATCCTAATCACAATCGGACCTGCCTGTTTTAACTCAGCCATCCCTGCCGGGAGGTAAGGAACGATGAAAATGACACACAGAGTTTCCGAGGTGATCGCCTTAGGAACATCAACGACTAGTGCGACATTCTGGTTTACACGTCTGCTTGATTCATACACTCCCGGGCAGTGGGCCGCCATTGGCGTTATTGGCAGTCTTGTGTTCACGGCTTTGACCCTATTTGTAAACATCTACTTTAAGTGGCTAGCGTACCGCCGCGACAAGTTCTCGGAAGAATAATATGGCTTCGACCAAAGCAAAGCTCAGTGCAGCCATGCTGGCGCTAATTGCCGCCGGTGCATCCGCGCCAACGCTCATGGATCAGTTCCTGAACGAGAAAGAGGGCAACAGTCTAACTGCATACCTTGACGGGTCTGGTGTCTGGACGATTTGTCGGGGGGCAACCCGCATTGACGGCAAGCCAGTAACGAAGGGTATGAAGTTGACGCAGGCCAAATGCGATCAGGTAAACGCTATTGAGCGTAACAAGGCGCTGGCGTGGGTTGACCAGAACATCAGGGTCCCGCTGACGGCACCACAGAGAGTTGGTATCGCCAGCTTCTGCCCGTACAACATCGGGCCGGGGAAATGTTTCCCCAGCACGTTCTACCGCAAGCTGAATGCGGGCGACCGTAAAGGGGCGTGCTCTGAAATTCGTCGTTGGATTTTTGATGGTGGCCGTGACTGCCGCCTCACCAAAGGCCAGAAGAAAGGTTGCTACGGTCAGGTTGAGCGACGTGACCAGGAAAGCGCCTTGACGTGTTGGGGGATCGATAAGTGAAACCAGAATCCATCGCCGCGGCAGTTATTATGCTTCTTCTTATCATCGGGCTCACAATCGCCGCAGGGCTGGGCTATCGATATAGCTCGGCATCCAGCAGAGCTGAAACTGCTGAAAGTCAGGTGACGCTGCAGGCAAGGGTTATCCAAATACAGGCGGACAATATCGCTGCTTTTCAAACTATAAGCGGCGATGTCCAGGAAAAAAACAGGGCGGTAGATGCCGGTACAGAGGAAAAAACCATTGAATATCGAACGATTCTCAAGCGCGAAAAAACGTGTGATATGCCTGTTCCTGCTGACGTTTCTGGTGGGCTGCTCGAATACACGAACAGTTTACGTTCCAGCGCAGTGCACGCCTATACCGACGGATCTGACAAGCCCAGTACTGGCACCATTACCGCCGGCGAACTGACATATTGCCAGGCTGTTTTATGGATAACCCCATTACTTGCTGCCATTGAAAAAGCAAATAACCAGTTGGCTGGTATTCGCCAGATTGAACAGAAAAGACAGGAGACAAAATGACGAACGTGCAAATGGGCTTACTTTACTTCAGCGTAGTGGTATCGGCTCTATATCTGGTAGCGGGCGGTTACAAGTCAATCCGGGCCTACTTCCAGAAAAAATTTGATGATGCTGTCGCAGCCAAAGCATCGGAAACCACCGAGAAATAACCCCTCAGGGCCGCATATTGCGGCCTTACTTTTGCCCAGCTTCAAAACGATTCTGACAATGCCACCATGTCGAACTGTTTTGGAGTAGATGATGGTCGAGAACGACACTTCATCGGTTGAGTATCAGCTATCAACCAGCACTGGCCCTTTTAGCATCCCTTTCTACTTCATTGAAAACGGGCATATTGTCGCGGAACTGTATACACAGAACGGTGACGACTTTAACAAAACTACGCTGACAATTGACGTTGATTATTATCTGAACGGCGCCGGCGATAAGAATGGCGGTCAGCTGACTTTGCTCTCCGCACACAGTGGCGCTACGCTACTGATTTATCGTGATCCCGATGCGACCCAGTTAACCAGTTATCTGGCGACCGGTAAGTTTCCTGCGACAAGCCATGAACGCGCGCTTGATAAGCTGACTATGCTTATCCAAAAATTCGGTTGGTGGTGGGACTCTTTGGCTCTGAAAAGGCCAAATATCTTCGCTAACTATTATGACGCGCTCAATAACCGCATTCGTAACCTGCGTGATCCTTCACTGGCGCAGGATGCCGCAACAAAAAGCTACGTAGATAGTGGTGATATCGACCTGCAGCAGCAGATAACCAGCAACTTTAATCGCTCACTGCGTGTCCCTGATTCCTATATAAACCAGCTACCATCGGCCCAAGACCGCGCCTGGAAGGGGTTAGGTTTTGACGGCGCCGGCCAACCTAAATTGCAGGACCCTGCAGGAACGGGGCTATGGGGATACGTTCCGGCCATAGGTTCGTTTGAGCAGGGATCGTTACTTACTCAACGTTTTGAGGTTCTTCTGTGGGAATCCACGGACGAATACTGGCGCTGGGATGGCGCAATGCCGAAGATAGTTCTACCCGGCAGCACGCCGGCGACGGCTGGCGGTACAGGAAAGGGTAAGTGGATCGACGTTACCGATGCGACTCTTCGCTCAAACCTGGGTTCAAGCGAATCTGATCTGGGTGGCGCGCTGGTTAATATCGGTCAGGCCACAGTTCGGGATGTTGTGCGGGCAAATATTTTGTCGTACATGAGTAAAACAGACCAGTTAGCAATAAAGGGGGTTGTCGGAACAGAAGTTGTTGTGGACTATGCACTACGGGCTGCAATTGATGATGGCGTTACTGTTCTGGAGTGTCCACCCGTCCCTGGTATTTATGTTTTTGGGCAAAGCTTGGTTACCCTTCCCATTGGGTTTTCATTCGAAGGTAAATCAAGAAGAACGTACACAGCAACTTCAGATGCATCCTTTAATAATGTAGGGACGGTGTTCCGTTTGTTTAATGGTGCCTCTGCCATTTTCAAATTAACCTCCCGACATACGTTCAGACAGGTTGTTTTTGATGGGCGTAATAAAACCGCGCGTTTTATGCAAGGTAATGACCAAACACAGTGGTGCCGCTTTTATGACTGCGGGATACACCGTTGGTATGTTGGTATTGGTAACTCAAGCCCTAATGGTTATTCAGCTACGCTACTCGTCTCTGGGGGCACAATCTCCAGTAATACTATTGGCGTAAAAAACGTTATTGATTCTCTGTTCCTGGGGGCAACAATTAATGCCAATGATACCGATGGTGTTCGATTGCTTACCGGGGCGAATAACAACGCATTTATCGGTGTCAGGAATGAGTGGAATAACGGTGATAACTACTATGGTTATGGGTGTAAGCGAATCCTGATTCAGGGTGAGTTGATAGACCGAGCTGGCAAACGTGCAGTAGCTGCTGTAGGTGGTGCACAGTTTACCCTTTCTGGTGTAACAGTACAGCGTTCAGGTCGATTAGCAACTGAAGGAACTACTGAGGATGCTCACTATTATATCGAAGGTGACACCTCTTCTATCATAGAAACAGCAGTCCATACCACTACAGGTGCAAACGATGATGGATCAGGAAGACAATCACCGACGTATATACTAGCCACTGGCGGTAGTTCTTCCGATGGTAAAGCTTTCATCGCTTCAGCATCTAACCTTTCAGGTTACACTGGAACTTCGTGGCTGCGTTCAGGATATGTTAAAGGGTTATCAGTGATTGGTTGCACTGGTGTGGAAGATGTTAAGAATTTTGGTCTACGCCGTATTGAGGATGGTGTGCAATACCTCGGTGATGCCGTGCCATCCCTGTCGCTATCTGGAGCGGGCAGCACCGCAACCCTAACTTTCACAACGACATCACAGACCTTTTCACGGTACACCGCTGATTTGCTTGTTCGTACTCTGGAATTTAGAGTGCGTAATAATACAAATACAGGAGCAGTTGCGTATTACTCTGTCAACTTAATTATCTCTCGTGAGCAAGCGTCGGCTGCTTTAGCGGTAGATACGGCTTCTGTTAGAACTTTCTCTACCCTTGGTAGTGGGACGTGGGGGATCGCTTCTGCTTCTCCAACCGGGGTTTCTCTGGCTTTTGCTATCTCTGCGGATGGCACCACACTAACCGTCACATTAACAGCTATTGACTCTGCAAGCCGAATTATTAACGCAAGATTAAGGGCATAATATGGAAACTGAAACTAACGACGCATTTGATATCTGGTACAAGGAAGTGTGTACACTGTTGGCACAAGATGGAAAGTGTGCACCATATAAGATGGCGTGGATGGAGTTTTATGAAAGAGGTGTAAGTATAGCGGATGCTGCTAATATAGGTCCGTATGAATCAATATAAAAATATCCCGCCAGGGATGGCGGGTGTTATTATTCATAAAATTTGTCAAACGCAACCTCTACCGTCAGTCCCTGCTCGAAAAACTCCAGCCAGGCCATTTTGTAAGGGGCGCGTCCACCATGATCAAGTGCATAAGCACATAATTCCTCATACCAGATATCAAATGGTGACTGGTCGGGAATGGCGTCACCATCCGTTAACTCTTCAAAAAACGCATCGCTCATAGATCCCCCGTTAGTTATCCAGGACTGTCACGCGTAAAAACCGTCCGATACCGTCAACACTGGTGAGCGTGACGGTTGTCAGTGTGGCATCAGCATTAACCGCCAGTGATACATTGACGCCTGTCGCGCCAGTGACAGCGTAGGCTCCCGTGGGCGATGAACGGGCTTCAGAGGTGTACAGGTCAACATTAGCGGCCTGTACCACGCGCCTTATCTGAAACGGTAGTTTGAATTTTCCTGATACCCCGCCTGATGTTAGCGATTCAATCAGGAGCGTTCTGCACAAAGGGAGCGTTGCCTGGGCTGTCGTGGGATCTGCTAATCCCGTTTCCTGAAAACTGAGGGTCAGTACAGCGCCAACTCCGGACGTCAGCACCTGATTGCTTTTAACACCCCCCACGTTGTTTCTGCCATTCTGGAACTGATACAGGCCGGTCGTTATCAGGTCAGCCAGGCCTTTATTTCCCCTGATAATCATTTTCTCGGCAGTGGTAATTTGCCGAAGCGCAGAAATGGTATACCCCGACAAATCACAACCATTGGCGATAAAAGTCATATCCGTGGAGCCACCACCGGTTGTCAGCACCCTTTCTGGCGTCAGGGTTCCCTGACCGTCATCATCAACGCCGGTTCTTGTCACGACATTGCTGAGCATGATGTAACTGCCAGCGCCCTCCATGTAAAAATGAGTATTATATGAGGAACCTGCCGCCGAGGTTCGGCCAGGCCGCTGGGAGAATACATCCCCAATGAGAAAACCTCCGCCATTAAGCACCGCGAAATTTGCCGAGCCGTTACGGTCAACCAGCTCACCATTAATAATGTTTCCGACTGAGCCATCAGCCAGATATCCCACACCGCCATTCCATTCATTTCGAATATTCTGGAAGAGATTATTATTGGCACCGTTGCGCAGATAAACACCGTGACGGGTATTGGCGTTAATAGTGCAGTTAATCAGGCGCGAATCAATCAGATTATAAACCCCATCATTGTTTGAGCAAATAGAGGACATGCCCACCTGAACAGAGGTGTAGGCGTAACTCCCAATGCCATACAGGAAACGATAAACACCGCAGTTAAACAGTATCCCGCCGCGAGGTTGATTTTGCTGATTAAACAGTGGTCTGCTGCTGTCCCTGCCGTCAAGAAGCAGGCCGTAAAAGCGGGGAACGGTTCCCGGCCCAAAAATATAATCAGCTCCTGCCGCTTTTCGAATGACAGCACCTTTATTGAGAAACGACGAATCGTCCGTAATTGTGTACGGTTTAACGCAAGGTGAAAATGAAATCAACGTTACAGGAGAGGGTACGGTGACGTCGCCCGCGAGCGTATAAATACCCTTGACGTCATGCGGCCAGAGAATCGATTTATGCCCTTCGTCGATAAGAGCCTGCAGCGCATAGCCAACATCGACCTCGGCACCAGGGGTGTTGAGCATCGTGTTAATATCCGCACGGGTCATTTTCCTGAAGATGTTATTCTCTGCTAACTCCCTCACGGTGGCGTTATCGATGCTCACCAAAGCACCGCCTAA